TCAGTCGCCCTGAACGCCCGCGACAGCGCCGCCGAATAAGGCTTCAGCTCGTCTTCCGGCATCGGGCGCCGCGTCTTTGATCCAGCGTCCGTATCGTTGCTCGATCATCTTCAGGCTGATATGGCCCATCTGGCTAGCAACCCACATCGGCGGTTCGCCGGCCGACAGCATCATACTCGCGTAGGTGTGCCGAGTCTGATACGGTCGACGATAGCGCACCGCGGATTTTTCGATGGCGCGGTTCCACGCAAGCCAGATTACGTTGTCGCCGCTCCACGCCTCGCCGGTCCGGGGGTTTAGGAAGATCGAGCCGCCGATAAGCAGAGTGAATCGCTTCTGGTCGTCGAGGGCTGCGAGGGCTGGTTCGAGCAGCTTCACATTGCGCCGACTGCCGCGCGTCTTCGTGTCCTCGACCTTCTTCGCGACGCGAGCAGCTCGCGTCCGGGCACGTTGTACGCGAACGATTCCACGCTTCCAGTCGATGTCGCCCCACTGGAGGGCGATCAGCTCGGACGTTCGCAGGCCAGTCCAGAACGCAAACTGAAACAGATTCCTTTCTTGTCCGGCCATCGCGCCGAGAATCGCGGCCTGCTCCTCCGCGGTGAATGGATCGACATCGTCGTCTCGGCCTGGTGCTTCGTTTCGCTGGTAAGTCCACCCATACAAAACGTTTGTCTCGACGATCTCATCCTGCAAGGCTTCCGCGAGTGCCGCCCGGAAGACCGATAGCACGTTGGTCATGCGCTTATTGCCGAATTTCTGCTTCGCTGCCCATTCGCGCACGTGGGAACGACGTACATCGGACATCGTGAGGTGGCCGAATGCTGGTTTCAGTGTCCCTTTGATGATTTTCCTGTAACCCTCGATCGTGCTGGCGGCGAGAACATTCTCCTGCCGGTCGAGCCACGTGTCGAGGAACGACTCCACCAGCAGAGCATCGCCTTGCCGTTCGACGAACCGAGCTATCCGTTTCGACTCCGGGAAGGAAACTCGGTAGTCGAACGTTCCGTTTGCGATCGCGGTGCGAACCGCGCCGAGAAAATTGGCGGCTGCTTTTAGGTTAGCGGGAGTGGGCTCGAGGCGGATGCGCTCGCGACAACGGACGCCCTTATAGGTGAAGGTGACTTCGATCGAACTGCCACTAATGGCGCGGACACCCGTGCCGTTTCTACCCATCTTTCATACCCCTCAATATCAATTAAAATGCGCCCGTCCGGCGCCTTCACCCACAGTTGACCTTCTAGCCACACACCGTCACGGCGTTTGGATTTCACTGCGTCTTCCGTATAGCCGGTCATTTCACAGAACTTGAGTACCGTGACGTACCGGGATGCGAAGGCGGCGATCATTGCCACGTCTCCCTAAATCTGATCTGTGTGCGGTCATCGAACCGGTGAGCGCTCGACGGCCTTTTGACGCACTGCCGTTTCGGGCCAAATCGGCCCATTTTTCTGCTGTTGCTCATGCTAGGATTTCCTGAATTTCGATTTCAAAACTTATGGGGATGGCTGTGGCGTTCGAGACGATTAAGGCGTGCGCCGAGTGCACCGAACTGCACGGGCAACCGTCGACCATAAAGCCGAAGCATCTCGTGATGGTCGGTGCAGGCGTGTTCCAAGGCGAATGTCGAGAAGAGCACTACGAGTGCTCGACGTGCGGTGCTGCGTTTGCTCGTGTTTTGACGGGCGAGACAGCATCCCGCGTATGGCTTGTGGTGAATTCAATCCAGCACTGACGCCCGCGCGCGTCGCGCCGTCAGATTCATGAAACCCGGGAGTGCTACGATTGCCTCGGTTAGTTTCATGATCTGATCCAAATGAAGCATTTGTTTACGATGCGCGGCTACCACGTCGACTGCACGCCGCGCGCGACCGAAGACGGCCAGTTCGCCTCACAGGTGACATTCACCTACATCGGCTACCACCCGGAAGCATCATTCAAGACGCTCGGTACATATGAAACGGAAGAGGCTGCCGTCGAGCGGGCGCGATCGTTCGCCGTTGAATGGCTCGCGCGATACGGTTGAACTGGGCTATGCTCGATCAATTCACATACCGCGGGTACGACGTTGAGATAGAGGCAACCGAGCGGGAGAGCGATGCACTTGGCCCGCGCGTGCTCGTGAGCATGTCGATCGTCCGCGCACGCGATGGCGACGTGCTGTTTCGCGAGGCGCCGATCCGCATGCTGCCAGCCGGTGTGACTCACGCCTGATCTGGCGATCGAATACCGGCGAGATGAGGCTCGGCGCCGGGTAGACGGGGTGATCAGTGCGTAGTGCAGTTCAATACGGACGCTGATATGTCGGAACATATGGTTGTCGACGAAAACGGTTATCTGTGTTTTTGCGAAGCACACGAAGAGGCCTCGGGTGTTTGGCGCGCACTCGTGCGTTTCGAGCGCAAGAGCGACCATACGGCGAAGAAGACGCATATCGTAGGTATGACGCACAAGATCTTTGAGAAATTTGCGACCCACCACGAAGCAATGGAAGCCGCAAAGGCTTACGCCAGATACAAGGCGTCTCGAGACGACACGGGTCTCTAAAATCAACGATCGAGGTGACTACTCTTCTGCACCGATAGAGCATCGCATCTGCGATTTGCGGCCGTCGAGGATGGCGCACACCATCGGGTCGGCAAAGAGGATCGGGAATTCACTCATGATGGGATTCCTTGAAACGAAAGGAGGCGAAAATGGGGGCTGGCAATGAACGAGATCGACTGCAATACGAAGCCGAGATGGCGAAGCGAGACTTGGACGCAGCGGAGGCTGCTGTGCATCCATCGAAAATCCCGACGGACCGCGCACCTAATGAGGCGCTTTTCGTGCGGCTGGAGGACGCGCGAGCAGTCTACGAGGCGAAGCAGCGCGCCCTCGAGGAATATGAGCGGGGAATCTCTCCGTCTTGACTGACTCGATAGGAGGCGATCATGGCAAAGCCAGTAATTTCGCGTGAAGAATTCATCGCGAGGGTCAATGAGCGCCTTCCGAGCCACTACGCTTACGAAGTCGGTTGGCGCGTCTTTCTGTATCCGGAGGGCTCGGACGGGCAGACCGCGAGCGGTTACGATCTTGAGCCACGATCGGCCGTCGGGCACATCAAGCAAGTGATCGACCACGTCAAGTCGACGTACGACGTCGTTCCGAATATTTCGCTCGCGGCTCACGACTGACTCCTCGGGAATTCGTCATGCGTGCGGCTGTCGAGCAGGCGGCCGGTGGCGCGCTTGCCTGCGCGTTGCATCCAGCAATCGCTGCGGCCGCGTGCGCCGAGCCGCTGACCGCTTTCTCCGACGTCGGTGATCCGGCGACGTGGCGCGGTGTCGACAAGCGGATAGCCCATACTCTCTGGACCCCGCGGACACCATTCGCCCCATTGCTTGAACAGGAACGGGACACTCGCGGCTGCGCACTGGTCCCGCAGCGACCTGGTCCAGTCGGGGTGCATAGGCCGCGCGCCGGGGCCGCTTTCGCCGCCGGCGATCACCCAGTCGATACCTCGCAGCCCACGAGAGGGTGCGTCTACGATGTTCCCATTCATGTCCGACCAGAGAGCCCCGCTCGACACCAGATCCACGGGCCCAAGCAGCGGCTCCATCGACAGGAAGCGTACGCGCGCGGGTACTGCGAGCAGCTTCGGGATGTCGCGGCCGGCCTCTTCCTGGTTGACGATCGTCGCGCCGAGCCAGACGTTATCCGGCAGGCGATCGAGCCCGATCTCGCACAGCATTGCCGCAGCGTTGCCGATCCGTTTCGTCAGCAGCAGCCAGTCGAGATTCTGCGTGTCTCCGATCAACCTGAACAAGTCCATGCGCCATGCGGGCGGCACAGCGTTGTCGAATACATCGGAGAGCGACGCGCAGAATACGCGCTGGCGGCGGTCGTGCTTCGCGAAGAACTCCCCGTGACGTGCATTCCATCGCTTCGGATTGTTCCAGGTGGACGCGGCCGTGCGATGGCGCGGATTGCCAGCGCCCCAAACCACGCGAAGTGCCGTGCTGGCGCGCTCGCGCTCGGCATAGCAGTGGTCGCAGCCGGGAGATATCTTCGTGCAGCCGATCCACGCATTGAATGTGTGGTCGCACCATTCGATTTTGCTGTTCTCGCTCACGATTTGCTCCCTTGGGTGCGGGCGGCGTCGAGGGCGCATTCCACCTCGTCTACATCTGGCGGCGGCTCATTACCGCTGCGCCAGCGCTCACGTAGTTCAAGCGCGTACGTAGCCGCATCGACATACCATGCTCGCTCCCGCAGCCAGCGATAGCGCTCTGCGCAGAGCTTGTCGTCATCCGTCACCTCGGAGCGCGGCTCCGGCTGGCTCGGATGGGGGGCGAGAATTGCTTCCAGTTCTTCCGCAAGCTTGTACTGGCAGGAATGTCGGGCCTCGTCTGCTGCGCGGCTGATCACCTGACGTTCGCCGACCGTCAGCGCGTCGTTATTCGGCATGGTCGACTTCCCTCACTTCTTTGATGAAGTCGGCGGCATCCTCAGACGACTCGAAGAAAAATGTCTTATTCGTTCCGCCGTCGTAGACATGCGCCCATTTCTTCAGACTCGGCTCGTAAGCCTGCACGCTGTACTTCGGCTTGAGCGTGTTCATGTCAAGCCACGGATGAGTGCGCATTCTCCATTCCGGCCGCACGCTACTGCGCGCGATTCCAAGTTGCCTCTTAGCCATGGCTGGCTCCCTCGGCAGTTGACTTGCCGCAAAACGGGCAGTAGCTGGAAATGACCGGAATCAGCTTTCCGCGCATGAATCCTTTCGCCTGCGCGACGATCTTGAACTCGGTCTTGTGGATCACGCGTATCGAATTGCTAGACATGGAGAATCCGGCCGATTGGCAGTCGGCCGAGGCGTCCGCGCCGAGTTCTTCGCTGTAGCGTTTGGCCAGTTTGATCTCGATCTCGCTTATGCAATTGCAGTTCATGATTTGTCGGCTCCGTTGAGAAGGGTGGCACGGTCGAGACGTTCGAGCTCGGCGAGGATCAGTGCACCGGCGCGCACGAGGTCGCGGCGCGGGTCCTTCGGCTTCCACCACTTCATATCCCAAGGCCAAAGGCTATTCTGCGCGGCTGGATTGCCTTCATGAGGTTTTGCAGACTGGTACGCATCGGCTCTCCATGCAAAGCAAGAGCCGGCGTGTAGCGCATAACAAGCGGCGGCGCGTGCCATTTCACCTTTGTCATGCTCGTCGTCGTGCTTGGGCGTCCAGCCTTCCGCCTCCACCTGTCGGCGGCGCTCGGCGAGCATGTCGCGCGCAGCGTCCGTCAGGCTCGCCACCCTCGCGGCGGGCTGGGCGGTGTAGACGGGTATCAGGCCGCCGATCCGATCCGCGACTATCTTGTTGCGCGTGGCGTAATTGCTCACTGGTGCGACGCAGGCGTACGGCTGCGCCTCTCCCGCGTCAGCGGCGGCGTGATCGTGGTCGCGCAAGTACGCGGCAAGCGAGCAGGCGAAGTCGGCAGCGAGCTGTCCCGTGATGTAGCGGCCAAAGTCATGCCGGCGCAGGCGCTTCGCGAAGAACTCGGCCACGTAGCTCCGGCCGCCCGCAGTGGTGCTCAGATCGTGCGGCCCGATCGGCTCGCGCGCCTCTCCCGCATCGGCGGGGGCGCTGACGGCGTAGCACGGAATCGAATACGGCCGCACCGATGATGCGGTAGCGCCACCATCTGCCAATGCGCGTTGCTTTTGCGCGGCGGTGATTGCCCGGTCGTCATCAGTCACCCACGCGATCGGCTCGCGCGCCTCTGCCAGTTCGCTGACCTCGTTCGTCTCGAATAGTCCATTCGCGAGCAACGAATAGTGTCCGCTGCACTTCGGGCATGCAACGCTCATGACGTTCTCGTGGCCGCATCCGGGGCACTTATCTTCGACCGGCGACGGACCGGACCAGCCGCACGGATAGCCGCATGCTGCATCCGTTGCGTGGCCGTCGTTGATGCCGATGTGGTCGCAGCGATCGCACTGCCGCACCTCGACGTAGATCTGATTCGGCTCGCGCGCCTCTGCTGGTGCGTCGGCCTGCGTCCTCCGTGCGCCAAAGGTCGGCATACCTTCCTGCGCATCCTGCGCGCAGGCACACGGACTTGCTCCGCCGTCGGCCTCGATCACCCCTTCGCCATCGCAATGCGGGCATTCCGTCGCATGGGCCGGTGCGTCGGCCTGCGCGGGTTGCGGGGCATAGTAGACGCGACGACGATTGCTCGGCTGTCGTTCGGCGTAATACGCCGGTGTGACGTCGGCCCACGAACTCGTCTCTTCAACCCACACCTGATGGATTACCTGATGGATCGCCGCCGGTTCTTCCGGCAGAGCGGGGCGAGCGCCGAGAAACCCAAGCGGAAACCAAACTCCTGAATCCTTGCGGCATTGCTCGATGGCGTCATTCCAGAGCCAGTCGCCCGACAATTCCCCGGTGTCCGGATGCTTGCGAACCCACGCCACCGCCTCCGCAGCGGGCGATGCTGCCGCGCGGGCAATGACTTCCTTCAGCGAATTGAGCATCTCCGTCATGTACCCAACGTCATAGGCATCGTTGCGAAGTTGTGCATTCTCGATGCAGTTCTCCAGCCCGTTACGCAGCCGTTCAAGCTTCGCCCGCTCGTCGGCCGTCGCGGCTGCCGCCATAGCGGGGGAGCGGGACTCGATGAAGCCGAGCGCGCGGCTGCGTCCATACTTGGGGTCGCATGGTTCTTCTGCGAAGTAATGACCGAGTTCGGGCTCGTCGGGCCAGTCGATGAACCATGCGATCGGCTTCGCCCCTTCCGCACCTGTCTCATTGGCAGAGATGGAGAGCGCAGGCACGATCGCGCGATCGATCAGATCGTCGACGTTGCGCGAATCGCAGTAGTCGAAGGCGCGAAGGATGCGGCCCTCCGGAGCGCGGATGCCTTCGTCGGAATCCAGCTTGCCGAAGTATTCGGAAATCGATTCGCCCAGCGCTTGCCGCTGGTCGTCCGTCAGCGCATCAGCGCGGCTCTGTTGTTGGTCGTTCATGGTCGAACCTCGATTCAAGACGGTTTGCGGATCTCGACCGCACACGGCGTGGTCATCACTTCGTGCAAAGCCGCTTCAAGCCATCCCATGACCCACTCATCGCCCACGACGCTTCGAAGCAGTTGGTAAGCGGACAGCAGCGACGCGGACAAGTAGGAGACCTTCTCTGATTCAGTCATCGTGGCGATGCCGTTGCGGGTGTAGTCGTCCAACACGAGCTTTATCATCCGCATATCTTCGGCTTTCTCGGCGTTGCCGTATGGCGCGTCAGCGCAGCTCTTCTCGGGTTGCGCAATGGGCCGGGCAGGATGGGCAATCAACACCTCGAGTAGCCCATTCGCTGCATCTGCGTCTTCGGCACCGCGGCCGCGAAGGCGGTCTTCTGCGCGTTCGATCAACCCTCGCTGCTCGTCCGTCAGCGCCGCCGGAGTAATGAGCTGCGCCTCGGTGCTCGCGTTCGTCGATTTCTTCATCACGCTCAAAGTTCCTCCAACAGCTTGTCGATCGGCTTGCGCGATTGCAGGACGACGAGAGCCATTTGTCTCTTACCTTCGTCGAACCCCGCCCGATAGGCGGCTTGTTCTGCGGGTGTGCGCCCGGTAGGCTCCGTTGTATGCCGTGTGCGATCGCGGCGCACCTTGGGGGGAATTGCACGTGCAAACAGCGCGTGCGGGCCGTCTTCGGTGTCGTAGATCTCGAGCAGCACCCAACCTTCGCCATCGGGTGGTGTCGGCGTCCATGCGCTGCAGTCGGCGTCGGCGCGCTCGTGGTACTGCTCGTAGCTTTCGGCATCGACGTCGGATTCCATGCTGATGAATGCCGATTCGATGCCGAACGCTTCAAGGAACCTGTCGACGCGTACATCCTCGTCGCAGAGGGGAAGCTCGGGATGCGTCAGCCAGCCTTGTTCGTCGCGCTGGATCTCGCGCGGTGCGAGCAGCTTTGCTCGCAGCCCTTCGAGCGAAACGAAGCCGTCGAAGAGCGATTCCCGTGTCGCGGTCGCGAGGTCGAGCCGAAGAGCCTTTGCTTGCTTCAGTACCTCGTCGCGCTGCGGAGACTCAGGCAGCCTGTCGACAGCACCGACAAGCTCGAATGCGTACTGCGTCAGGTTCACGATGCCGTTCGCGCGCGGTTTCGTCTCATTCGTCATGTCGTGCCTCCGTTCAATAGTCGCGGCCGGGGTAGTAGGTATTGATGCTGTTCTCGTCGCCGTCGATGATCAGCTTCGTGCCGGCGGCGTAGAGCTGAAACAGGCGGCGCTTGAAGCCGTGCATGGGGCCGACAAACAGCGCCTTGCTAGGGTCTTTTTGATCGATCTGAACGCCGTACACCTGGCCGTCGTGGACGTCGATCTGATACGGGCATTTGTAGTGTTCGGTATCGCTCTCCTTGTCCAGGTAGATGTGGTAGAACTTCGAACTGGTGATGCTCGCTTCGCGAACAATCAGCGTGATCCGATCCGACTCATCGCACGAGCACGGGCGGTACTGGCGATTGGTATGCTCGTCCTTGATGAATTCCTCGACGAGTTGCGAGAGCTTGATTTCGGCCGGTGCGGGCGCGAGCAGCTCCTTCATCTGCTTCTCGATCTGCGTTTTGATTGTCGCGTTCAACTGCGCGTCGACCTGCTGTCGGATGATCTTGAGAATGAGGTCGTTGTATCCGGGCAGACCAAGGTTATGCAAATCGACTTGCAGCGCGGTTTTGACGTGCTCTTTCAATTGCTCGCCGAAGGTCGAGTACGAGCGGAGTTCTTCGTCGAGGATCGAGGTGATCGTCTTCGTCAACTTTTCTTCGATCGCCTTCTCGATCGCGCCGGCCGCGACGATGTTCGAGAAGGCAGTGGAGACGGCTTGTTGCAGTTCTTTCATGGCTTGGTCCTTATGCACGTCATTGGAATTCGAAAAAGGTGCTGGTCCGTACAGGCACCAGCTCAAGCAGGGGTTCAAGGGCGGACACTCAGCGCTCGCATAAGGCAGCGTTGCATGACTGCTTGGCATCAATTTGAGGGAATGGCGGGACCCAACCGCCATCGCCGAGCGTCCGCTCTTGAATCTCCGCAGAGGAAAAAGAGGGTGCCGAACTGGCCACCCTTAAAGGCCGCCCATATCCGAGGGGAGAGCCGGGCGCGGGCTCAGAATTTCGTTACTTGATCTGGACGAACGGGACGCTGCTCGAGCCCATGTACTGGGGGAGCTTGCCGTCCCATTTCTCGATCGCCATCTGTTGCAGGATTTGGCTGTTCTCGCGTAGTGCTTTCGCTTTCACCTCGAGCGCTTCGGCCTCGCCCTTGGCGATCGCGACTTGCTTTGCCGCGTCCGCCTCGGCTGCACGCAGTTCGTTCTCCTTCTGCTGCGCGATCTGCGTCGCTGCGATCTTTCCGTTGATCGAGTTCATGACCTGCTCGGGGAGGCGCATCTGATTCACGAAATAGACCTTCTCGACACTGATTCCGACCTTCGCGGCGTTCGCCTTTACCTCGTCCTCGACGCGCTGCTGTAGCGCCGCCTTGCCCCTGCCGTAGACGTCCTCGACCGCCATCGACGCGCCGGCGAGATTCAGGGCGTCGCGCACGATCGCGCGCAGGTAGACGCCCGTGATCTCATCGACTCCGCGCCGATACTTCTGGAACACCTTGGGCGCGTTCTCGCGCGGGATCGCGTAGCTGACGCCGATGTCGGTGTTGACCGACAGGCCCTCCACCGTCTGGAACGTGAACGACTCGTCGGACTTGCCAGCTTTGTCCCACACGTAGGACTGCGTGAACGTCGGGAAAATGAACATGTCGACGTTGGGCCCGTTGAAGTAGCGCCCGGGCCCCTTCACTTCGACGTTGACGCCGCGGTCGTCGCCGTAGCGTTGCACCTTCACACCGACGTAGCCGGCCGGGACGTTATCGCAGCCGGCCGCGAGGAACATCGTCGGCGCGAGGATCAGAATCAGAAACAGGCGTTTCACTTGGTCTCCTTGAAATGAGGGGGGATGAATTTCACAAAGGCGGCGGCATATGCCAGCCACACGAACGGCACGGCGAGCAGGGTGATGCTGCTGTCCTGATTCACCAGCCACGGGGTGATGATCGACAGCAGCACGAGAAACAGCACGGCCGCGACGATGAGCTTCGAAGCGGTTTTGATTGGTATCTCCGGTAAAAAATGGCGGGGCGCGCATACGGGCCGCCCCGCCGAAAGGCCGCGCTTATCCGAGAGGAAATCCCGCGCGCGGCGAGCGGGGAACTGCGGTGTGTGGCATGCTGAGGCCACAAAGAAGTCGCGCATCCGGAGTGCCGGAACGTCCGCGGCTATGCGGAAGGTCGTCGTGCTAGGATTCTCACCAAAGCAAGCGGGGAGCGATGAACTCGAAAGAACTGCGCGCGGAGCAATTGCCGCGGGATACGGCTGTCGGACTCGGAGGTTTTGCACTCGGACTCACGATTGCGTGCCTGATTGCGCATCTGCCCGGAAGCTCGAGCGAATGGGCTTCATGGGTTCAGGCGGTCGGCTCGATTTTTGCAATCGCTGGTGCTTTTCTCGTTGCTAGATATCAAGCGCAACATCAAATGACGCAATTGCTTCGAAGTTCTGCTCAAGCGCGTGTCATTGAAGCGGAACTAGCATTCGTCGTCGCAACAGACGCTGTGGCTGCTATTACCGTGGCCAACCAATACATCGCGAACTTCATTAATGGCAGCGTCTTCAAGTTCGATCTCGATCGTCTTTCCGACGTGCAGCTTTCGTTGCGCACGCTTTACGGTCGAGGCGTTCCGCCTGATGTGCTAAGTAGCGTTATAGACATCCAGCGGTTCGTGACATATTCGGTGAGGGCGATACAGCAAAGAAATGAGAACTCTGGCGCCACATACCTAAAGCAAGAATCTCGCGATAAAGCGCGAAGTCGGGTTAAATCTGCTAACGAAGCATCTAGAAAAATTGAGCATTGGCTGAGTGGCGAGCGAGCGAAGCTCGGCTTCAAACCTGCTAACAGTCTTCGCGAAGCGGATGGCTAAAATCGTCTTGACTAGACGGCACCTGCTCGACGTGCAACGCAGAGGAACCACACACAGCCGATAGTGATGCCGTAGGCGAGGATCATCCCGACAGCCCGAGCGAGACGCCCGTTCGGCCGAACGCACGCGGCGAGTAGGTCATTGTCGAAAGCGACTCTGTTCATGATGGTCTCGTGTCGTCGCAATTACCGACGGTATGCATGGGTCGACGCGGCGAAAGGCTCGATGGACGTATCGGCTGCCGGCTCAATGCGCTGCATGGCGCCGGACGGCATGAGCTCGATTGCGTCGAGGCAATGTCCGGCGAAGTAGTTGCGATCATGGCGCTCGATGGCGTCTTGGAGCTTGGCCCATGTCAGGGTTTCACGGACGTTGTATTCGTGATTTGCATGGATGTGAAGCATCGCGGTCCCCGGTGGGTTGTGATTGCCCGCAGGGCGGGCGCGGTTGGTCAGGCGGCGTCCTGATCGATTCGCTTGATGCATGACTTAGCGTCACGGATCGCCTTTTCATGGCGTGCGACGGCTTCCGGATAGTGCTTCATCGTGGGCTCAGAAGCCGTCAGCGCTACCATTGCGCCGCGAAGCGCATCGACGAGCTCGGTGTAGAAGGGAAGATCCGCAACGTCGGCGACGCGGTTGCAGGCTTCGAGTACGGTTTGTTTGCCCAT